AACACTTGCTACAGGGTCTTTAACAAGGTTGCCGATCACAGATACAGTATTCATTCAAAATCACGCCTTTCTATCTTTGAAGCCACAGATAAAACAAAACAATCGCAGCAATGATAACAGCAACGATAACTATCCGAGCAATTTCATAATCAACAACAATCATCAGTTGAAATCTCCAGTCATACTGTACGAGATGCTTCCGAGATCGGGATCGGAAACAAGGACAACGTTAGCGTAATGCGTCAGGTAATACTTTCCGTTCATCAGCACCTGAACGGTATCAGAGTCATCGTAGTCTCGCCATTGCATTACTGTTCCTTCAGCGATCTTCTGACCATCGAGATACACATACGCATAGTTGAACGTCTGGACATCAGAACCTGCAACAATACGGTTGCCAGTCTTCTGCTGACATCCAGCAAAGACGAACAGCGAAGCTGCAAGCAAAATTGCCAGAACGATTGTCTTTACTTTCTTGCTCATAACATATGCTCCTTTCAGCCGAACAGCAATGCTCTGATCTTGAGAGCTTGTTCGAGTGCATACTTTGCACGATTTCGTCCATCTACGAGTTCATCAATCATACAATGAGCTTCTTGCTTGTCAGCCTTTGGAACGGGCGTTTCTCCACCAAGCATTGTACAAAGCTCAGTAAGCAATGCACCGAGTTCAAGCAATATACCATTAGTCTCATCAATTGCGTTCTTAACTACGACAGCGGGACGGGATGGGTCAACAGCATTTCCAGTTTCATACATGCCGAACTTCCTCCTTAACAGACTTTGCCACCATGCTTATACGGGCGGGTTACATTGAACTCATGCTTCTTCATCAGAAGTGCTTCAGGGTCTTCACCTTGCAAACGAATCCAGTAGAACGCAAGAGCGCATACAATCATCAGAGCGCCGCCAGCCTTTTCGCCTGTTCCGTCTTCTTCGTACGCAAACGAAATCTGGCAATGCATAAATGCAAGCAGATCGGGGAACGACATGTCAGGCATGTCTTCTTTTACCTTTTCAGGCAATGCATGAATCGCATCATCAATCGTATCGAAGCCTTTCATCGTTGCACCAACAGCTCCGAAGAAGTCAAAGATACGGATCACGCAATCGAGCAATTCAATCGCCTGCCCTTCAGGCTTTCCATCGTCTGCATACCAGACAACAGGCCGTCCGGCACGGTACTCTTCGAGCGCTTCAGACAGTTCGGAGTGAAACAGGGACGTAATCTCGCCGTAACTGCGTTTTCCTTCCCACCAACCGTGCTTGTCAGCGTTCTCGTGAATGACTTTGACCATCTCGTTCAGGTTCACCATCTTGCTCATTCCTCCTACCTATAAATCTTTCCAGTCTTTCGATCTCTGACAACAATCCGTTCCATCAAATCGAACCCAGCGAGGTCGATCAACTGCTTTATCGCTTTGACCATCTTGTTGTTCCGTGCGTCTGGATCATTGCTCGGAACTCGTTGCATGTCCTCAATCACATTGTTCAATGCATCGTGAGCTGTCGTATCAACATACCCACTTGCATTGAAAAGCGAAACACCTTTAGTCATGAGGACACCTCCCGCACGAGAACATCTCATGGCACTTTCCTCCATGATACTCGCACATCGGCACGAGCAAGCCTTTGAACTCAGGACACTGCTCTTCGACAAGATCGCACATCTTCTGCACGACTTCTCTCGTTTCCGGGGATGCTTTCATACACAGACGCTTGTTCGCAAGAATCATCAACATCTCTGCGTTCAGGCTGATATTCATGTCCACCAAAGCGTCCTGCGGTGCTTTCCTGCGGTCGTAATCTTCCTGTCTGTCGTTTCTCTGCGAGCTGACGTACGGATGGAACTCAATCTTATGACGCACAAGATGCACAGACACCCAGTACGGCAAATCACGAATCTCGAAATGATACCACAGCTCTCTGATCGGGCTATGACGAGCTTCAAGCAGACGATGCAGCCATTCTGTCGTAGGCGGGTTGACTGCTTTTTTTCTTTCTGTCACAAGCGTACAGTTCTTACACCACATCAGGTCTTCTTCATTCGGAACTTTTACAAGCTTAACGGTCATACTCTCCATATGTCCTTTCGTTCGCATTCGGCTCTTGTTCGGTGCTGAGACGCTTTATCGCATCTTCCAGATAGAACTTCGCCTTTTCGAGGTCTTCGACAGTCTTCGACTTGTCTTTGTGACCAGCACGAGCTACATACTTGACTACGTTTCCAAGATCAAAGTCGAGCTTCCATTCGTTGATCGCATCGATCACTTCGATCTTTCCTACGTTGTAATGGCTCGGATGCTGAACAGCTTCGGTACTCATCTCGTTTCTCCTTTCCAGAAGCTCGTAACAACGAGATTCTTTCTCAAAAAAATTACACCTTGTCGAAGTGCGTTGCCATCATATCAGCCGTATGCGTCCATAGCACATTCGGGAACTTTTCAACGGCATCACCATATGCATTCCAGAACTTGCTGTCTACAAACGCTCCCATATGATGCTCAATGCAGGCACATTCTTCGTCAGTTACTGTCATCAACTCTTTGAGCAGGAAAACAGACTTATCGCCATGCCCACGAATCTTCGTGTTGCGGACGAACTGATATCCTCCGGTCACAGTCTTCATGTACTGATCGTACTTACAAAGATCATGGAACATGCCAACGATCTTCGGTGACTCAGGCCGTTCCCACTTCAGATCAAGCTTTTCTGTCAACGCAACGAGGTTCTTCATCACCGCATACGAATGATCAAACAGCCCGCCTTCGTAAGCTCCATGGAACTTCGATGACGCTACCTGACGGAAAAAACAGTTGTGCCGAAGCCACTCAAGCACAGATTCATCTACAACTCCATCCATCGTATCAATGAACAGCTTAATCCGTGCGTTTTCTGCGATCTTCGGATCACCAATCATACTCGTCATCATCTTCATCCTCTTCGTGCGTTGACATGACTACAATGCGTCCGATCCGTGCGTTTTGGATCATTCTTGTACACATCTCACAAGGTGACGGCTGATCAATCAGTTCTCCGTTCTCGAACCCAGCGAGGTACAGCGTAGCTCCAAGCATGTCCTGACGGTTGCCGTTGATGATCGCATTCGCTTCAGCATGAACCGCCTGACACTTTTCATACTGCTGTCCGTGCGGAATGCCATGCTCTTCTCGCCAGCACCTTCCGTGATCAGAGCAGTTTTCAACACCACGAGCAGCACCGTTGTAACCAGTACTGACGATCACATCATCCTTGACGATCACTGCGCCATACTGTCTACGGATACAAGTACTACGCTTTGCCACTGCTGCTGCAATCTCACAGTAGTAACGGTCTTTCTTCGGTCTTTTCTTGAAGCGATCCATTGCTATACACCTCCATCTACGATCTCGCACTTCGGCATCGTTTCGCCGGATATCCACTGCATCGGCTTATCATAGCAAACACCGAAATGATCTCCGTCAGGATTGTCATGCCACGCTCTTGTGTAGCGAAGAACCTCGTACAACATCCATGCTCTGTGATGCAACTCGTTTTTCGAGCAATCGGGCTGACCGTAAATATTCCTGCCGAAAATCAGACAGGCCGCAAGCTTCAGCGCATCTCTGGCATCTTCACGTCTCCGACAGTATTCATCAACGCCTTTATCGTATCCAATCATGGCTACGTCAGGAATCATTTCAAACTGACCGATATGCAGTCTTGCAAGCGCTTCACAAGCTTTCTCAAGTACCAACGCCTGCTCTCTTGTCATCGTCAGCACGACTTTTTCGTCTGCTTCTTTCTTTGCCTTTTTCACCGTTATCACCTCCATTCTTCACGTAATCAAATATCGAAATCTGCTCCTTCGGGGGTTTCTCAGGCTTTCCTCCAATCGCCTCAACATCCCGGTACGGATACAGAGAACAATTCTTGATCCGGCAATTCCTGACCTCATTTCTTGAATCACCGCTACAGTCCATGCACTTTGCTCTGACTGCTATCAGAACAGCATCAAGGCTAACTCCTTGGCTTCGCATTTCTTATCACTTCTCTGGCCATTTCATTAAACAGATTCAGATCCTCATCATTCCCAAAGAACTCGCTTCGCATGAACACAATATTGCAGTTCATATGAGCTGCATCAATCTTGCTCTTCCAGATGTCTTCAGGCTTCTTGTTGCACATGAAGTCACGGCATATCCACGGACGCACTTCGTAGATAAGACATTCCTTTTTCATTTCATCCCTGAACGGACACGTCATATCAGTTCCGATCATTCCGTTGTGCCTTTGCTCTTTGACATGATGCTTCTTCAACCATTTCTTGATTGTTTGTACCTCTTTTTCAGTCATCGGAAGCATTGTCGAACAACACGATCCGCATCTTGAACATTTGCCATCTTTCGTGCAGTCAGTCACATAATACGGAATCTGAGTCTGTACCATCGTCTCACCTCGTAACAAAGTCACCGATTTGCATTTCCATCCATTGCTCTTCTGTCACAGTCCAGAAATCATCGTTTTTGCCATCGGAAACATTCACGTAGAAATACGGTTCGCCACCACACTTCTTCGAGATCGAATAATCTCCGAACGTCCACATGCTGTACCATTCATGACCATCATAGTACGCTTTGTTCATGACTACGCCTTGATTAACAGGCCGATTTGCAAGCGCATACTCAATCTTGCTGAATCCAATCAGTCCGAGTATCGCAAGAGCAACGACCAACGTAACAAATCCAATGCCGTATACGAAGCGATCAAACCAGAACGAAAACCCTTTCTTCATACGACTTATACTCCTTCGTCATAGAACGAATCTTTGATTGCTCTGCAAATCTTTGCAATCAGATCGACAATCACGAGGAACGCAATGCATCCAAGGCCAAATCCAAGGACAATCACGAATCCTTTCAGACCAATGCCAAGCAATTCAAATAAAATCATCTTCAAGACCTCCATCATACTACATTCTTTGTTCCTTCGAGCCTTTTATCTCGAAGCTGGAACTTCACATTTTGCTGTCTTTCGGAAAACTGCTTTGCAAACCGTTCTGCTTCGTTATACGGATTCAGCCTACCTTCTTCATAGCCTTTGCGATATGCGTCATTTCGCCAGTGCTGCTGAAGCTGATCGCACAGAGAACTTACCTGTTCGGCAAGGACATCTTTGTCCTTCTCGCACTTGTTCTCGACCTTTTCAACAGAGAATTTGTTCCACAGCATCAGACCGATTCCAGTGCCTACTCCAAGCACAAATACCAATACATACAACATGCTTTCTTCCTCATTCATTGTCTATTCTGTTGTTTCGGAGCTTCAGCATCACTCAGTCACGGCCCATGAACCATAACGCATACTTCCTCCTTCCAAAGTGGTTAACAACTATCTTCATTCTACTCGAATTTAAGATAATTGTCAATCTGAGTAACGAGCTAATGCATCGATAAACCGAGCATTATTTTTCAGAAAAACGCCCGGTTTAACAGGCGTAAATCTTGTCAGCTTTCCGAAGCAGAGTTTTCCAAGAGCAAACCGGATTCCAGTAGCCGCACTGATCGTGGAGGGCCTGTGCTGTCGCATGTTCGTCTTCTTTCGACAGATCGCACAGTTCGCATTTGACGAAGCTTTCGAAATCGGCGTACATCTGATTCATCGTGGTCGTTTCGTACCAGCGATGGGCGTAGGCTTCAGTCACGATGATGTCCATCTCGTAGTTGTAATACTTCGTCGGCCTCTTTGCCTTCATCTCGTTCTTCGCCATCTTCCTGTCCTCCTGTTTTTCTGATATTTGGGGTACGCTCTCTCTCTACTCGACAGCACGGCAGGCCGTCAACCACTAAAATCGCAGAAATTAAAATTTCCATTGAGAGCGATTTTTCACCGTCCCAATGGAGAATTATTAAGGTCTATCGGTCTTTCCATCGATTAGAACACAGAATTTTGACTCTCTTTTTCGCTGATTTCGATCTCGACCCTCGGGTTTTCCTTGTCATAAAGCACTTTGCATCCATCATGCGAAGCGACAATCTGACTGTTGTCATCCGCAAGCACGCCAGCATCAACCAAGATATCGCACGTTGCTTCTATAAGATTACACAGATCGACCTTGCGCTTCGTTCCCATGAAGTACACGCACTTCAGGTTGACTGGCGTTTCAATCCGTTTCTTTGCTGCATACGGTATCTGCCACATGAACTCTTGGCTGTACAGCTTGTACTGTGAACTCGGCATCGGAATCATTCGGTCTTTTCCAGTTTCTCGACTGCGAATCTTCACCATGCGCTGGCTGTTCTTCTTCGTTATCGGCTGACCTTTTATCACGAATCGAATATCAGTACTCATATTCCGATGCCTTCCATTTCACCTTATGCTTCAGCACTTGCTTCATGACAACCTTTGTCATTGCAAATGCTTCGTCTTCATCGAAGCCATGCCTGAGAAACGCCTTTTTCGTTTCTTCAGCAAACTCAGCCATTCGATCAATCGTTTTCTGCGTTTCGACAGGAAGCTCATTCTTCTGCATTTCTTTCACCTCATCCCAACAACAAATCCTTAATCTCATTGTAATCGCTCGATGCGGCTTTGAACCGCCACGACTGTCCGGTAAACACAACAGGGAAGCAAACCTCATAAATTCGTTCGTAGATGCGTCTACGCCTGATATCAGGTTCGGACTGCATCTGTTTCAGCGACATGTTCGTCGTAATGATCATCGGCTTCTTCGATCCATACCGACTATCAATCACCTCGAACACCTGCTCCATCTTGTAATCGGTCGTTCTTTCAGAGCCAAGATCGTCAATGACAAGCAATCGAGCTTGATTCATTTTCCGAAGCAATCTCTGCTGCTCTTCAGCTTCCCGTGAGAACGGGCCGGACGAACTCGTAAGCTTCAGTATCGAAGTCACAATCAGCGGAACTTTCTTTTCAAGCAGAGCGTTCGCAATGCAGGAAGCTATGAACGTCTTTCCTGTTCCGGGTTCGCCGTACAACAGCAAACCTTTGTTCTTTGCGTACAGCTCTTCGAACTTTTCAACGTAGCGTTTTGCAATTGTCACGGCTTTTTCATTGTCCGGCGTAACTTGACAATTCGCAAACGTACTTTCATGGAAGCGCTCATCAATCAGGCTGTACGAGAACAGCTCATCCACGGCTTCCTGCTCTTTTCTTTGAAGCTCTTCCTGCTTTCTGCGTTCTTCAGCGTCAATCTGACACTGACACATTGTCGGATGAACTATCTCGCCACCAAGGAACGGAACATTCTGGCGCATCTCTTTCCGCTTTCCGCATACATGGCAGACAAGCAATCCTTCATCGTCACGGTAATCACCATCAACTTCACCCTGACAGGCCGATCCGACCATTTTCAGAAGCGCTCTTGCATACATGTTCGACCCGATATTCTGCATTGCATCATCTTGGCTCATACATTACCTCTTGAACGGATTCTCGTCATAATCAGTCGGAAGAGCTTCTGGTACAGGTACATACTGCTGTCTGCTTCCATTGTTGTACACTGTTCTGCTCTTGTTCTGCTTGTCTGCAAGCCAGTTATTGATATGCCTGTCAATCCCACCGGGCGTCTTCCTGCGCTTCGGATTCTTCAAATTCCATCCAAGAATATTCCGAATCTCCTGCTCAACATCGACTGCCGGATACAGGAACTTGTACTGCTCAACCTCTTTCTGCGTTACTTCCTTTTCTGTTCCGTCATTAAGAGGAATCCTGAACATTACAGGCGAATCATCAAGCTCTGCATCTTTTTTCTTTCGTGCTTTTTTCGTAACGTCTTCACTTGCGTCAAAGCTTTCGTCAGAAAGCGTGACATCGTGATCGTCTTCTGGAATGGTATCGGACATTACTACACTACTCTTATCTATACTATTCTTATCTAATCTATTCTGTGTATCCATTCCGTGTACAGGTTGGATACAGTCCGTGTCCAATCCGTCATCAAGCACAAGGTTCTGCTTCTCAGTCATGCTGTATGCCTTGTTTTCCTTGACAGTGAGCAAGGCTTTCTCTTCCTTGTACACCGTTTCCTTGTACCTGTCTTTCTGGATGTAGTTGTGAATCTTCCAGTGCTTGATCACAACAACACCGGACTCAAACGGAATAACGAAGTTCTTTGCGATCAGCAATCTAAGATCATCCATCGATGCTCCGATCATCCGCTGAATCTTTCTCGGATTGTTTATGAAGCCGTCATCATCGGCTCTCATGTTCAGGTGGAAATACAAACACTGCGTAGACAGCGGCATGTCGAGGAATGCATCACTGTCGATTATCGTCTTTGCGAACATTCGTTTGTCAGCCATAGCTTTATCCTCCAGCATCTGTAGCCGGGGCGCATTATCACGCCCCGGCATACTGCTTTCAATTCCCATCAGTGACGGCAGGCGGCATATCGAAGCTCGGTTCTTCAATCGCCGCAGGTGCTTCTGCCTTTGCGAAGGACTCAATCAGACGAGCTACATCTTCGTACTTATCAGCAGGCGTATCCGCAATCTTGGCAATGCCCATCTGCTTCAGAGCATCGCTAATCGCTCCCTGTTTTCCGGTAGCCTTTGCGGCTTCCATCAGCTTCTTCGTCTGTTCCTTCGTGATGGTAGCATCCTTTTCGTTCGCAGCCAGATGCGGGAAATAATCACCAATTGTGGTCACGTTGTCCCGGATCGAGTTGTTGATCTCCTTCAGCCGGAGCATCTGATCGGCTGTCCAGTCACCGACCTTCGCCTTGAGCAATTCTTCAAGGTCTTCGAGCGTAACTCCCATTTTCTCGAACACCTTGACAGTGCCAGAGATCAGCTTGTCCCGTTCCTTCGGGTCTTTCATCTTTGCGGACAGGCCAGACGATTCAGTCATCCTGCAAGCAGAAACAGCAGCCTGCGTTACATCGCCGGGAATCATCTGCAAGATGCAAGCTCTCATGCGCCGGGAAGCCATGTTCGACTCAAGCTCGTAAATGTCACGGTCCTCAGTGATCGGATAACCGCCACTTCTCGTCTGTCTCCAATGCGTAACGGTGAACTGACGGCTGATGTACGTGTT